CCAGCTGATAGTAGCGCCGCACCGTTTAGGGTAATGCCGCCTGATCCCGGACCGGCGATTGATCCAAACTTAGAGCGTGCTTCACCTAACATTAATTTACAAACGGCTAATGTATAATCATATAACCATTGTTTAGCATATATGTCTTGTAATAGCACATAATCAGGTCGATAGTTGTGTGTGCGCAATAGAATCTGTTCACCTTGGGCAAATGGGCGTTGAAGTATCGTTAAAATATGACTTGTAGGTTTCCAGCTGAATTCGATATAGCTGCCAAACATCTTACCTACTAACTTTTGATAGCCCGCAAACATCTCGTAAGTTGCGAGTCCGCCCATCATACTACCTGACATTAAGTAGGTATTAGTGTAGGCTAAGTTGAATGGTTCAAACAATGTTCCACCTGCCCCTAATCCGCTACGTGATCCAATGGCTCTACGGAATACACTTTGTACACTGATAATTTCATCAGGCAATCGATATTCGTTTTGATCCTGAATTAGTTCAAGAAAACTATAACTTTCTTCTACACTATTACTACTGCGTTGTCTAAACCTAGTAATAGCACGATTTAAAGCGGTTTCGTAATGCTTAGGATCTAGCTCTACTTCAACCATGCCGTCACCTAGCATATCGCGCACGTAGTCAAATACCTTATTTCGTTCAATTAAAGATGTAGAATCAGACATATTAGTTCTCCACTCATATTTATCTAACGATAAATATCATTATGCCACGATTATCACTCTACAAGCCCGAACGAGGGCAAGACTACAAGTTTATAGATCGCCAGATTTCTGAGATGTTTCAGGTAGGAGCAACTGATGTTTACCTACACAAATATATCGGTTCTAATACTAGCGAAGCTAATGCTACGGCTGATCAGCCGCATTATGCTACAACGGCTGTAACTAACATACAAGATTTATTGTTTTTAGAAAACAGAGATCGCAAGTATGATTCGGAAATTTACAGAATTCGCGGACTATACAATGTACAAAATATTGACTTTAATTTAAGTCAATTTGGATTATTTATAGACAACGACACATTGTTTATGACTGTACATATTAACGATTTTATCAAATACATTGGTCGCAAACCTATTAGTGGCGACGTGATGGAAATGCCGCACCTACGTGATCAGTTTGCGTTAAATGATTTTGAAGTAGGTCTACCACGCTACTATGTTATTGAAGACGTAGGCCGTGCTAGCGAAGGATTTAGTAGTACTTGGTATCCACACTTGTATCGATTAAAACTTAGAAAAGTTACAGACAGCCAACAATTTGCCGATATCTTTAACAAGCCTATGCTTGATGCTAATGGGGATCCGTTGTTAGATTCAAGCGGCAATCTAACAGGACAAACACTACGTGATTTGTTAAGCACTCATAACAAAGAATTAGCAGTTAACGACATTGTAGTTGCGCAAGCAGAAGCAGATACTCCTAAGAGTGGATATGAAACTAGACAGTTTTATACTCTGGCTGTTGATGCGGAAGGTAAACCTATTTTAAATACTGCTGACTCTGTTCCTCTATTAGGTGTAGGTCTAGATGCTAGTAACGCTACTATTACAACGCAAGAAAGTAATGCTAGGCCAGTTAGGACTGGATATACTGGATACTTAGTAGGTGATGGTTTTCCGGTTAACGGGTATGATTTTGGTCACGGTATTCAATTTCCAGAAAGCGCAATCCAAGACGATTTCTTCTTGCGTACTGACTTCTTACCTAACAGATTATTTAGATACCAAGAAAATCGTTGGATTAAAGTTGAGGATGCTGTACGTATGACCTTGACTAACAATAGCACCCGTCAAACATTGAAAACTAGCTTTATTAATAACACTGACGCAATTTACAATCAACAAATTGCTGTCGACGCTGTTAATTTAACAGCCGGTGCCTATGTAATTAACACTACTATAAATTATATCGAAGCTCCGTATATAATGCTTAAACAATCTATTACAGAAATTGGTTTTACAATCGCAGACTATCCTGATCAAGTGTTAATTTCTAGCTACCTGGTAGACACTGTTGCTAAGGTTAGAATCACATTACCATTGACTAATTTATTAGATCCGGATACTCAACAAACAATCCCATACACTGAAGTATGGCAAGTCGGACTGTATAATAATAAAGAAGAAGTAAGACAAAGTTTGTCAAAAGCTCTTCGACCTAAGGCGGATTTATAATGCTTCATTTTTATGATGGACAAATACGTAGATACTTAACGCAGACAATTCGTGTGCTAAGTAATTTTTCTGTAAAATACGGAGACGGTTCTCTAGTACGTATTCCGGTGATGTACGGTGATGCTGATAAACAAGTAGCTAATATCATGCGACAAAATTCAGAAAACGTAGTCAACTCTACTCCGCGTATTAGCGTGTATATTTCTGCGTTGGATATTGACAGGGCAAGATTAAGTGATAGTACATATGTTGGTAAATTGCATTTTAGAGAACGTGATATTGACCAACAAGCATACACGGTAGGGCAGGGTAAAAATTATACTGTTGAACGTATGATGCCAACTCCGTTTAAATTAACAATGAAATGTGATATATGGTCAGCTAACGCAGATCAAAAATTACAAATACTTGAACAACTTCTTGTGTTGTTCAATCCAAGTTTAGAGTTACAGACCACTGATAATTATATTGACTGGACTAGTTTAACTGTTTTAGAACTTGCTAGTATGTCATGGAGTAGCAGATCAGTTCCTATTGGTACGCAAGATGCTCCTATAGATATTGCCACTCTTACATTAGATACACCAATATGGATTAGTCCTCCAGCTAAAGTCAAACATCTTGGTGTTATTACTAGTATTGTTACTGGGCTTTATCAAAACAGTAACACCGACTTTGGTGGGTACATTGACGGCCTTGGTGCTGATTTAGGTGGAGATACTGTTACTGTAAATAGCGGCCTTACTAAAGACACCGCAACTATTAGCAACTATCATATACAAGTGTACAATAGTCAAGCATTATTAATGGGTAAAAACGAAAATTCAGTGCCAAGAGAACCTACATTAGACATCCCATTAAGGCAAGGCGCTATCTTAATATGGGACGAATTGTTTAGTCAACATCCGGGTTTGTACAAAGCAGGGTCAAGTAGAATATTTTTAAATCAACCTGACGGGTCAACTGTTATTGGGACTATTGCTATAAGCGCAATTGATCCGGCAATCTTACAAATCAATTGGGACTCAGACACTTATCCTAAAGATGATTTATTAATCGAAAATATTTTCAGTGGTTATCAAAGTGTTAGGACCGGAAGTCCGGGAACCTTTGATGCTATTATTGACCCAACTACTAAAGGTCCAAGAGGTTCTGGGTTAGTTGATCCAACCACCGGCGCATTAGAGTTAGGTGCCGGTACTAGATATATGCTAGTAGAAGACATTGGAGAAACTGTTAATGTTGATGGTCCAGATGCTTGGAAAAACAATGATGGTACAGATTTTGTAGCATATGCTAATGATATTATAGAGTGGGACGGAGCCGCTTGGAATATTATGTTTAATGCTCAAGAAACAGGCCAGCATCTTCTTCAAACAAATATATATACTGGCATACAGTACGTGTGGAATAATGTACAGTGGGCAAAGTCATTTGAAGGTGATTACAGAGTTGGCCAATGGAGAATAGAACTTTAAAAGATCGTATTGTTTGTAGCGGAGCATTGTTCTACGCTAAATCAACACGACGAGTTCTATTATTACAAAAAGCTCAAGGCAAACATGCTGGAACATGGGGATTAGTAGGCGGTACTAATCTAATAGACGAAAATCCATGGCAAGGCCTTCAACGTGAAATCAAAGAAGAAATTGGCACTCTGCCTAAAATTCTAAAAACAATTCCTTTAGAAACATTTGTATCAAACGACAAAGTGTTTAATTTTCACACATACTTGTGTGTAATAGAAAATGAATTTATTCCTATTTTAAGCGACGAACATATTGCGTGGGGGTGGTCTACAATTGATCATCCACCAAAACCTATACATCAAGGGTTGCGCAATAGTTTCAACAGTAAGACAATCCGTAATAAATTACAAACTGTCTTTGACCTAGTTGATATAATAACGCATTAAGCCTGCGCTTCACCCCAACGAATAACAATGTTAGTAGGAATACTACCAGCACCTGACGCACGGTAAACGTTAATGGCTAACACGTCTGGACCGTTTGGATAAGTTCCTCTACCACCTAATGTTGTGTTAGTCAATTCTTTCAACTCGCCCAATTCTAATGTTTGCGCACTTCCCGGTGCCGCAATAAACGAAAATACAGTTTCACCTGGTTGTGCGTAAGGCGGTAAACCAAATTGGAATGTAATCGTTGCGGCCGTCGGTATGGCAGCAATCGAACTTTGTGTAAAGTTAACACGATAATACGCAGTACCACCAAACGTACTTAATACGCCAATGCTTGCTACTTTAGTTCCTGACGGAAACTTAGTAGGGTCAACAACTTCAGTACCTGTAGTTGCTCCATAAGTTGAAGATAGTGCCGCCCATGATGCTTGTGTAAAGTATAAGAACGAAGTGTTAGTACCAATAACAGCAGGAGTAAATGCTACCGTTGCTGCCGCAGAGATTGCACTTACAGCTGACCTACTTAATAAAATTGTGTAATAATTAATATTAGTAAACG